GCGCTAACCCCGTCGGCGGGCGACTGAATATTTAAGCGCCCTTTTGCGATGGCGCGCCAACGCATTTGCGTTTCGGAGGGCGTTTGTATATGCCCACGCCGCCTGTTCGATAAGTCGGATCCCCGCGAGCCTATTGAGCAGGGCCTGACGTCTATTGGGAGTTCTTCTCACGGGCGTTTGCAACTTTCTGGTCAGGGTGGCGGCGGCGGTTCTGCGCATCTCGGACACCAGGTTGTTTACATACGAACCACCTGGTGTGCGGGCCCTTGGGCTCGGACTCGGACTATTTGTTTTCGGCCGCCCACAACACTTCTTCATTTAATAATAACATTTACAAAAGTTCCTGCCAACTCAGGAGAACCTGTGCATCCACAGTTCCCTGACCCGTGTTGTTGAAAAATGCCAAAGTCATTATATCACTCGTCTGCGTGAAAGAGGTTCGACCAATTTGTGAAAAGTATTGACCTAGCTCGAAGACGGTTATGCTCGATGAACTCGCCGCACCAGATGAAACCATACCGGACGCAACCTGTTGGCACGTCGTCGCCGAAAATGCCGTCGCCGACTTGTCCACAAGGATGCTCGTGCTCGGTGGTGCGGCCAGAAAATTCTCACCCGTCAGATTCGCGGCAGACACGTTGCTCCAAAGTGCCCATTGGACTGTATCACCGGCTGATGTTAGCAAGGCCTCAATCTGTCTGACGGCGCACACAGAGTCGAGGCGACCGGCAGCCAATCGGACTGATATGACTGGAACCCAGGTTCCAGCACCCACGGTCTCACTGAACGTGGCCAGATTGGAGTACAGAGTGAGGGGCGCGGTCGACCCACCCTCTGACATGACGGTCGAGCAAATCTGCGTCAGGTTCGAGGTTGCAGGCGCCGCTCCGTTCAGAGTCTGGATCTCGTACCGGACAGGCAAGCACGCGGTTGTTATATACGCCCCCACGACCAAGTTGGCGTGATGGAACGTGTGGCACAGGATGAAAAGTCCGTTGATGACGAAACCCATGCGGACCGAGCCGACACCTAGCCATTCCATATCGATCCAGAGAATTTGGGATTTTGTAATGTCTAGGGTCAGACCGGACGGACCAGACCCGAGGAGCTTATCGCCGTTCCAGTTGACCTGCGCCACGTTTGAAAGAGCAACGGTTCCGGTGACGTTGGAACGCTGGACGAGCTCGGGTCCGTTCGCCAACTCGACATAAAAGCCGTTGTCCGCCCCGAAGTAGCCTACGCGCTGACGGGTGTTGCCCGGAGAGGCTGGCGCCATCGTGAATGTCATCATCGTCAAAAGAGACTTGCCCGGTTGATATCTGAACGTATAAGCAGACTCGCGCGCCGCAAATGAGCCAGTCGTATTGGTCACGGTCAAATTTGCAGAACTCTGGGTCGGTATGAAGGTCACCGAGCCACCCGATGCGACGTTCGACCGGAACGACGCGTCAAGGCCGAACCGCTGCTGAGAATCAAAGAGCGTAAAGGGGTTGCTGACCCGGAGACGGCCGAACGCGTCGAGTTGGGGTGTGGCCTTGAGCGTCACGTCGGAGTTGAACAGATAGACCATTCTAATATATACTCCAGAAACTTCCTGTCCAAATTACATTCACGGCTCCATAATTCAAGGCGATAATGAGAGAAGACTGACCGTCGATGAGGTCCGGTGATGACGCCGCGACCGTGACTCTATACCCCACGAACGTCCCAGCCAGGCCCGACTCGTCCTTGATTATGTACTGCTTTCCGGCCGTGAGAGACGACCCGATTGGCAAATTAACGGTTTGGCCGTTGGACATTCCTATGTAATAATCACCAACCCCTGCACCGTAGCTAGTCGTCCGCCCGGTGACGACGGCACCGAGCGTTGAGATGGTCACGGGAGGCCCTGAACCTCCAGAGCCTTGTATGGGACCCACTGACAGCCACGAGCCGCCGAGAGGGTCCGATGTTGGCTTGAGGGTCGGCGCGTCCACCGCAAAGAGATCTACGTAGTAATAAGCCGTGGTTGACCCAACGTAGAATTGAATGTCGAAAATTTCAGTTGGATTTTGAGTCACAAAGGTTGTGTATCTGTAGGCGTACGTCTGATCCGTGCGCGTCGTCGTGTCCGAAACGTTCGAGCCCACCCCTATGCCTATTATATTGTCGGCAGTCGTCAAGAAAATCGCCCTGATATTGTAAATTCCAGTTTTATTAAATTTAAAATTTCCATTTGCGGATCTGGATACGAGTGAACTCGACCCCTGTTCGTTGAAGGGGCTGAGACTGAGCGCGAGAGCCTGCCCGTAAAGGACGCCCGTATATGTCGGCGGTGTATAATTTGACGCGAGGCTATAATAAAGAGATCCCCCTTCGCCGAGAGGCGTCCCGAGACTCGTGAAGACGTTCCCAGAGACTACGAGGTTCCCGGTCAGGTACGTGTTCCCGGCCGGACCTGGTAAAATGTTGGAGGTCACGACCAGGTTGGAGATGTTGGCCGTGTACGAGACATTGATGTTTGAAGTCAATACGTTATTTGTTTGAAGAGCGTTGGACACGTAGACATTTCCTTGGACGTGAAGGTTGGCGGATGGTGCCGCACCCGTTAGAATGCTTATACCCGTGCTTGTGATTCTGGCATACTCAGACGAACCTCCGAAGAATGTGTGGCTATCACCGGTTCCAAAAACTTGATATCTAAGCACTCCAGAACTTATACCAAATCCATAAAAACTACTAGCATTTAAAGGGTTGTCTCCACTGGCACCGTCATACAAAGTTACTATCTTGTTCGCAACAGTTTGCCCAAAACTCAAAAGAGATCCTCCACGGTAGGTCGACCCGATAGTCACCCTCCCGTTCGAGTCCATGACGAAGGTGTTGGCACCCCCAGAAATATTCGAGAATACGACCACGTTCGTTCCAAGAGTTCCAGGGCCAACGTCAAGGCCGTTCGAGACAAATACATTCCCGGTTGTCAAGGAATTACTTGCAAAAATATTATTTGAAACGACCACGGTCCCTACATTTGCGGACGTCGCAAAGACGTTCGTCGCCGTTACCGAATTACTCACGACAAGATTCGCCAAGTTCGATATAGTGACAACGTTCAGGGTCCCTACATTTGCCGTGGTCGCAAAGACGTTCGTGGTCTGAAGAGCGTTCGAAACGAACATATTTCCGGTCGCGTAAACCGTGGTCAGTCCGGGCTCACCTGTAAGAGTCAACGTGTCGAGATTACTCGTGCTCGCTACATTTAGTGTTGTGAAATTTGCAAAGGGAATTGTAAGCGTATTGAAAAAAAATACAGTATTGGTCGTATTGGCCTGCATGGATCCCGGGACCGTAAAGTCATTGACAACGAGATTCGCCAAGTTGCTCGTTGTTGATACGTTTATTGTGGAAGTTATGACGGAATTGGTAACGGTAAGAGATGTCAAAGTGCCTACACTCGTGATGTTCGGTTGGGAGGGCTGTGAGACGACGAGGGCGACGTTCGCATTCGCCACATTGCCCACGAGGCTCGCGCTCTGGATGTTCGAGAGCGCGTTGCCCTGGCCCGAAAAGAAGGAGGCCGTGACGTTACCATTCACAAATAGCCCTGTGAGGGTGCCAACCTGTGTGATGTTGGGCTGGAAGGGCTGAGTGACGACCAGAGCCGTGTTGGCACTGGCCACATTACCCACGAGGCTCGCGCTCTGGATGTTCGAGAGCGCGTTACCCTGGCCCGCGAAGAAGGAGGCCGTGACGTTACCATTCACAAATAGCCCTGTGAGGGTGCCAACCTGTGTGATGTTGGGCTGGAGGGGCTGGGTGACGACCAGGGCCACGTTGGCCGCCGCCACATTGCCCACGAGGCTCGCGCTCTGGACGTTCGAGAGGGCGTTACCCTGGCCGGAAAAGAAGGAGGCCGTGACGTTTCCGCTCACAAATAGCCCTGTGAGGGTGCCAACCTGTGTGATGTTGGGCTGGAAGGGCTGAGAGACGACAAGGGCGACGTTGGCCCGGGCCACATTCCCCACGAGTACGGAACTGAGGACGTTTGTGAGCGCGTTACCCTGGCCGGAAAAGAAGGAGGCCGCGACGTTTCCGCTTACAAATAGCCCTGTGAGGGTCCCGACCTGCGTGATGTTGGGCTGGGAGGGCTGCGAGACGACCAGGGCCACGTTGGCGTTGGCCACGTTCCCCACGAGGCTTGCGCTCTGAATGTTAGAGAGGGCGTTACCCTGGCCTGCAAAGAAGGTGGCGGTCACGTTGCCCGTCGAGTAAAGACCCGTGAGGGTGCCAACCTGTGTGATGTTGGGCTGAAGGGGCTGAGTGACGACCAGGGCCGTGTTTGCACTCTGAACATTCCCCACGAGTACGGAGCTCTGGATATTTGTAAGGGCATTACCCTGGCCCGAAAAGAAGGAGGCCGTGACGTTACCAGTAGAGAACAGACCAGTGAGCGTCCCCACCTGTGTGATGTTGGGCTGGAAGGGCTGGGTGACGACCAGGGCCACGTTGGCCGCCGCCACATTCCCCACGAGGCTCGCGCTCTGGACGTTCGAGAGGGCGTTACCCTGGCCGGAAAAGAAGGAGGCCGTGACGTTACCATTCACAAATAGCCCAGTGAGCGTCCCCACCTGTGTGATGTTGGGCTGGAAGGGTTGAGAGACCACGAGCGCCACGTTCGCGTTGGCCACGTTACCCACGAGCACAGAGCTCTGGATGTTCGAGAGTCCATTACCCTGCCCGTAAAGATTGAGAGCTACGAGCGTTTCCGTGTTGGCGACCGTCGTAACGTTGAGAGTGGTGGAATAAATGAATGGAATTGTCAACGTGTCACAGTTGAATAATGTCGTTGATGAATTTGATGAGAAACCATTTGCATAAATATCAGTGAGGTTGGAAATTCCTGAAACATTGAGCGCCGTAAGAGTCCCCACCTGCGTGATGTTGGGTTGGGAGGGCTGCGATACGACCAGGGCCACGTTGGCCGCCGCCACATTCCCCACGAGTACGGAACTCAAGACATTCGTGAGCGCGTTACCCTGGCCCGCGAAGAAGGAGGCTGTGACGTTACCACTCGAAAAGAGCCCCGTGAGCGTCCCCACCTGTGTGATGTTGGGCTGGAAGGGCTGCGTGACGACAAGGGCGACGTTGGCCGCCGCCACATTGCCTACGAGGCTCGCGCTCTGGACGTTCGAGAGGGCGTTACCCTGGCCCGAAAAGAAGGAGGC